GATTTTTTGTTCTCTGGTCATTTCTCACCTCGTAAAATATAAAAGCATACTGCCAAAAATAAACATAATTAACATCAAATATAAATCATCACTCATGTGTCCTCCTTCTTGGGATTAATAAGGGTGAGAGCTTGTTTTACTCGCTCCGTAATTGGCGAGAGTCGCACCGGAGCGCAATGGACTTTGGAATTCATTTCGTCTCGAGCCATTAGCATTTCGCTTGCCCACTGAAGCGCCTCTTGGGCCACGGCTAGATTTCGCTCGAGATCGTCAACGTGCGATTTAATTTCGCCCCAACGATTCATGTGCATTGTTACGGTTAACGCATCGAAGTTCATTTTCATGTGAAACTCATCTATCGGGAACTCTCTCAGTTCATTTCCCATTAGCATTCTCCTTTTTTTGGGCGTCGGGTTTAATGAGCGCGAGGGCTTTCTCTGCGACTTCCCCATAAGTAGGAATTATTGTGCCGTCGTCCATGTAGCGCTCGTAATAGGTAACGTAAGGGGCGCCATTTACTATTCGATCTAAAGCCTCAACCGCCACGGCGAGCTTTTGTTCAGCCTCAAGACAGAGTTTATGCCAGTCGATGCCACACCCATGAGAGCACAACAAAACGTAATTATCGCAGTGCTCACAGAACATTTCACCGTGAACAGGCTCTCTAGGCTCAGTGCTCATGGCTGTGCCTTCTTTTTAATCACCTGACTGTCAGGGATAAACGCTTCCCCCACGTCCTTAAGTAGCTTAATAAAGTCGCACAATTCTAATGTCGCGTATATCGGCTTAAAATCGGTTTTACTGATAAGCACCTTGATCCCTGGCAAACGTATCTCCTCGATCTTAGAAATCGGTACAGACGATTTTGAGCGCTTACACTGCACAACCAGGTTGCCGGTGTGATCTAAATCAACTCCCGAGGCCTCTTGCCACTGATATTCAAGCTTGCGCTTCGCATTAGGAAACACTTCGCGCAAAAGTATAGCAACCTCGCGCTCGAATCCATGGCCCTTTGTTCGTGATGATTTACCGCCCATTATTCCCCCTTGCCACAAACCAGTGTGGCCGATCAATGGCGGATAAAATTTCAACGCCATCTTCTTCAAAATTTAACATTCCAACTTCATACGCAGCTAAGTAATCGTTTCTTGTTATGTCGTAAGTACACACACCAATGTATTGCTCCCTCGCCCCGCCATAACGAATCTTGGCTGTTCGCAGATACGTCGGAAAAAGGTTTTTTGAGTCCTTAGGTGCCGGTGCCTTTCCAATCGAAATCATTTTGCTGGCCATTTTAAAAATATCGCTTGATCCGTGAATGTCTTCCATTCCGGGCGCAACCACTCTAAATTTTCGGTCACGCTTTCTAATATGGGCCACTAGTAGCATGGGTACGCCATAGCGCTTAATCATTTCTTGCATTTTCTTTGTGGCCCTTTTGTGAAACCTATTTTCGTTTTCGTCATCGCCCTCCATGTAGTGCAAATGATCTAAAATCACCAAATCCGCTTTGTCGGCAACCGCTGCTTGTATAAAAACTTTTTCAAAGTCCTCAATTTTAAAATCATCCCCACCGTCTAAAATTGAAATGCGTTTTCCGTAAAACTCGAGTTCTTCTTTTGCTTCGCTGTAATATTTTGAAAGGAGCCGCTCTTGTGAGCCGTGAGCCCACTTTAGGTAATCGGGACGACCAGCTTCGCGCGTTGGGTCGGCGTAGTATTTCTGCACACACGCCTTGTAAAGTAGTCGCTCCTCAACCTCCCCTTTGTATGTTTCAAGTGCCAAGAAATAAACTCGCTTATTTTTCTTTGCAGCGTTAAGGGCAATTTGGGAAACAAGCTCGGTTTTCCCCACTCCGCTGGGTGCGGTAATTAACACTAGGTCGTGAGGCAAGATTCCCTCAAGCGCATCGTCAAGGTAACTTATGCCAAAGGGGATTAAGTGTTCGCCGTTCTTTTCTCGCTCCGCAGTTCTTTCATCGATCATTGATCCAAAATTTCTCATGTTTAAAAAACTACTCACTTAAAAACCTCCGGGAATACTTCCTTGAAAAACTGAAATGTTTTTTTATGATCCTTGTGATACCAGTTCACATACTGCCAAAGTGTGGGGCCGCCCCCGTCACTACTTCCAATACGTCCATTTTGATCGATCCAACAGCTAGACCCTTTGCCATTAACTGAAATATTAAAATTTCCATGGGTCGTCCTACGAAAGGTAAACGTTTCCATACCAACAGCTGGGTGGCCCGATAGACGCTCAAGCCCTTCTTTGCAGTTCATCGAGTAAATTCGCTCAAAGAGTTTTGTGTCTTTCTGAAAGCTTAAGGTTTTTTGAAGCTCAAGCTTTTCTTTTTTGGTGTCGGGCTTTTTGGGCTCAGGAAACAGAACGCGCATTTCTTTTTCTGAAAACGTGTGGTCTGTGAAAAAATACTCAGGTAACAGCTTCACGGGTTTGGGGTTGCCCTGGTCTTTCCAGTGAAGAAACCCTGGTGGTCTGAGAAGCCTCGCAATGTCTTTAGCGTTCTTATCCCCACCATAGAAACGAATCATCTGGGTAACAATGGCGCTATAGTTTTCTGGTTTGGCTGATTTGTCGGCGTTGAAATAAACGTGATACCCTCGGCCACTTTCGATAACGGACGTTGGTCTGGGGCCAGCCTCAATCCGGGCGAGCAAGTCGCTCTTTTCTTCGGACCCGCTAGGGTCTATGTCCACGGCCCAGGCTAGAATTTTTTTACACTCATCGTTCTTCCGCTCGCTTCCCTTAAACGAATTGACCGTCCAAAAGATCCCCTGTTTCTTTTCATTCCAATAAAAAGCCTCGTCGATTGAGTTTAAAAGAGTTGGGCGCTTTGGGGCGTCGGCCCTATCGTCCATGCGAAATAAAAGGCGACCCTCAATCATGACGCCCCCCCTTGACCTTCACGAATCATGCGGGCGATCACTTCGGCGGTGTTTTGCTTTGAGGTTTTTTCCTGCTCAATGTCGATGTAATCTCGCCACACCTCGTTACAAAACGTGGAGAAGTGTTTGATGAATTTCTTCTCAGTTTTTTCGGTGCGTACTTTTAAGGCATAGTTTTGGACTGCCTTTTTAAACAGCAAAAAATCATTTTCGCTTTTTATCTCTTTGCTTATTTTTTTTAGGCCAATGGATTTGCCTTCTTTATTTGGATATTCTTTATAAACCAATTCTAATTGGCTTATAAAAGAAAAAGAATTTTTCTCTTCTTTATCCTTATCCTTATCCTTATCCTTATCCTGGGCCCCTAATAAGGGGCTCTTGAGGGGCTTAATCTTGCTTATTTTTTGAGCAATCTTGATGACTGGTTTATGAGCATTATTTGCTGGATTTAGTTCGCCATACTGAAATTCTACGAAGCTTTGGATGAAAATTTTATCCTCGTCCATGAAGAAAACCTTGTCGCCGAACCACCTTATGAGGTCCTCTTTAGATGCTTCAAAATTAAGCTGATAACTCATCAGGCCATAGTCGCAATGCCAGACCCCTGAGCTGTCACAATTGTCTAAAAGGTAAAACCAGGCGAGCTTGGCTTCATTAGACAATTTGTTAAAAAACGGCCTTTTCCACTTATCTGAATCTGTAAATCTCTTTGCCATAGTCTTCCCCCGAAGATGTCGTTTGTTGTCGTATGTTTTTGTGTTCAATGATGTTGGATAGATGGCGGCGTGAAATTGAGTGAATTTGCCCCAACTTTGCCCCAAATTTCTTGAGCCTCAAGCTTTTCCTTTTTTGCAGCCACACGACCCCCTGTTTATTTAAAAAGGCATTTCCCCGTCACTCTTTTGCTTTGGAGCCAAGTCCACGAGCTTTAGTTCTTTAATCTTTTGAATCATCTGCTCACTCGGCTGAGCATTTGGCGGAAGCGGAAGAACCGTGTAAACAGTATCTGATTTACCGGAGCCCGTGCGACCAATGCTTACTGCCGTCTTAGAGAGGTCATACCCACTCTCAGTTAAAGCTTTAAGCTGGGCGTACACTTTCCAGCCCTTGTCTAAAATCTTTGGCACAAGCGTTTTGTTTTCGTTTACAACGAGGTTTATACGAAACGCAAAAGACGCGCCCTCTTCGCCGTCCTCACACGGCACAGACTTTCCGTTTTCCCATTTCTTATGATAGACATACGGATTTCCCGCTAAAATTCCCGAAACACTTTGACCGTCTTTTAATTTAACAAAGAGATCATTTCCCTTTTCGGACTGTTCCTGTGCTGGCTTACTATGATTGAAATTCACGCTATCTCCTCTTTCTTGTCCTCGACAACGAGGACTGGTTTATAATTTCCAAATTGATCTTTTTTAAAGTCTTTAGTTGAGCCGCTCCAACAGTGAGCGTTGTAAGCGCAATAACTACATTGCCACGGAAGGATTTTTCGCCCCGTGGGCTTTTTGTAGTGAGTCTCTATCTCTGGCTCATACTCTCTTGGTGGAGTTATTTCTCCATTAGCCAGCATAAAACGCCCGTCGATTTCTTTGATAAGCTCAGGGTCAAGGTCGATTGTAAAATCATGCAAATGCCCAGTGGTTTTTCTCATGTATAAAAACAGAAATTTCTTAACATCGTATTTTTTTCCGATGTCGCTCTCCATGTAACAGTGGGCCTGATATTTATAGTCTTCTGGGTCGTTTTCTTTTTTAACCTTAGCAAAACCATAATCAGAGGTGGATTTGCAGTCCATAATGGCCCAGGAACCACTATGGTACTGCACAAGTCCATCTATCGCGCCTGGTAACTCTCGTCCGCTTGGTAAAACAGTATTCGTTGTAATTTGTTTGTATTGAAACACCTCTTCGCCGCCAACCCAAAAGGAGCGCACAACTTCCCCAAACTCTACTGACTTAAAAGGCTTACCCTCGCCAACACAGTATTTTTTTACAAAGTGTTTCATGGTGTCCTCAGAGATGTGACCGGCCATAAATGAAAGGTGGGCGCGTCCTGCGATGGGCGTCGCTGTATAGTTGTTTTTCGCGTACCAAAGAGCGCGGGCACATTTACCAGAACTAGATGGGCGATTAATAGCGTTTGACCGCGTGGCGTTCTGGTCGTCCATTACCCCCCTATAAATAGCCTCTGTGATTTGCGTAACAAATTCTTCGCTGTTAGTGTCGATGTCGAAAAAAGGATTTTTAAGCTGGCTCATTTGATTTTTCCTCTCGAATTACGTGCATTAAATTTCGCACGTGAATCGCGTCCTCTGCTTTCATTTCTAAAAGATCGGCTTCAGTTAAAACCTCAATTGAGACAAAATTCTCGCCTGAGCGTAAAACATCAATGAGCTTTAAAACCGTTGACGGATTCATTTCCGAGATGACATAACTTGCAAGCTCAAGCTTTGACGACTCAGAAAGGCCATCGATAAGACTTTTAAAGTTATCAAAACTCAAGCCGACCTCCACATTTCTAAGTATTGAAACCAATCGATAAGACCTAACTTTAAAGCCATGACAAGGTTTTGTTCTTTAAGGCTCATAATCCCTCCAAAACTGACCAATCGAATTGATCACAAGTTGTAAGGACAGGATCATTCTTTGAATTTATAGATGCCATACACTCGGCGCCCGTTTTATCGTCCTCACAGGTATAGATAAAAGTTGTAATCCCTGAGCCAAAAATCCCACCCGATGCCGTGTCTTTTTTAGAGAAAACACACTGATACTGTGGCTTTTCTTTTACCATTTCTGCAATTTTCGCCTTATCGCTATCCTTGCCACACGCAACTAAAATTAAGCATGAAACAATTACGGTTAAGCGCATACTTCATCCTCCGAGTGATAAATCATGTAGTCTGACTCAAGCTCTGAAAGTTCTTTTTTGCTTAACTGATTTGTGATTTCGAGCTCACCAAGAAACACTTTAAAGTTTTCAACGTGTGGAGGCTCGCCTGGGGTCCAGTTCCCATGAAATCTATCAATACGAGAAGGCTGACCAGAGACTATCGAGCCTTCACATCTGAGATTTAGCGTGAGATAAAATGTCGAACCCATATACAACCTCGTAAAATTTACAATTCGGCCTTAAAAATAGGCACATCCTATTTTTTGTGCTAAAAGACCAATTGGCTCTTTTAAAATCTAACTTGCTTCCTCTTCGCTCAAGCCAAGAAGGTAGTCAGAGGTAACCCCAAGCGCCCTTGCAAGACGCCTGATGGTGTCCACGTGAGGCTCGCTGACTCCGCCGATTATTCTCGCCAAAGTTACTCGGTTTAGACCAGCCCGATCCGCGAGCCACGTTTGTTTTATTCCTCTGTCTGAAATGATTTTTTTCAACCTTAGTCCTGTGCTCATTTATTAAATGTAGCATGGCTATGTTTTAATTGCAACATGTTTGATGCGTTTATGTGGGTCATTTTAAATAATATAGTGTTTATATGGGCTTAAAAGAACTTAAAAGAAATAAAAGAATCTCGCTTGGAGACAAACTTCGTCGCCGGCGCTTATCTTTTGGCTATAAAAGCCAGGAAGACTTCGCTCATATAATCGGGTCAAACCGCGTAACTGTCTCAAGGTGGGAATCGGGGCGAACAGGAGTTGGCGAAGAATTCCGTGAGGCCATAAAAAAAGCTCTAAAGGTTGACGATTCTTTTTTTGATCAACCCGCAACGCCAACCCTTTCCGACTTGGCAGCCAAAGCCTACGCAGACATATCGACTAAGCCATTAAATGACCCGGAGCTTGAAGAGTTACGACTTATGAATAGAGTTCTTGTCGAAAAAGTGGCGGCACTCCAATCAGCAAAGACTTTGACCTTTTATTTCGTTTTTGGTTTAAAAATATACAGGCAGACAGAGGATACGACGCCCAAGACCGACTAGAAATGCAAGAAAAAATAAAAAAAGAACACTCCAAAAAATCGCTGAGCTTCTCCTTGTCTGGTCAAAGCCCTTGCTTGGCCTAACTATAGGAGGTCTCCGTCGCCCTCAAGCTTTGAAACTCTTTCATTGAGGTCGTTGATCTTCTTGGTCTGCGTTTCCTCAAGCTTTAAAATAGAGTCCTTAAGCGCCTGAATATTCCCGCCTATGGTAATCAAGCTTGATTCGATAGACTTGAAGTGTCCGGCGACTTTATTTTTAATCAAAAACCAAATCACGCCGACCGTAAAAAGATCTTTTGTGCTTAAAAACTTTTCTAAAAAATCCAGGCTAAATAAATCCATTTATTCTCCCTTGTCTGCGACCTGTCTCATCATTTCTCGATATGCGCTGTCTGTGCTTTGCAAAACAAAATCTGTCGCGGCCACTCCTTGCGGACCACGCTCGGCGGCCTTTTGTAAAACGCCAGCATACTTGCCAAACACTTCAGGCGTTGCGCGAACCGCATCCGCAATTTTATCCGCACTCCACGCCGCAGAGCTTGCAAGCCTTGGGGCGAATGCGCGTCTTCCTGCCGCATAAAGGGGATTCCCTCCGCCCGCCGCAGTCGCAGCGATATCGCCAAGCCCGCCGAAAGGTGATTGACCAAGCGTCGCAGCCCTTTTACTTGCTGCCTCTTCAATCGGGGCTAAAAGGCCATATGTTTTTTTGCTCTCTTCAAAGAGCCCAGACATCTTATTGCTTGCATCTCGCGCCGCACGCTCAACCTCGTCCATGTTGGCGCGATAAAATTCTTTATTCGCAGCCCCAGCCTCTGGGTCAAGCCAGTTTTTAATCTTTGAGCCATAACCACGCTTTACATTTTCCATTTGCGAGAGCGGCACCTGTGAGTTTCCCGCCTCGTAAACGTCATCGAGCATCGTCTGTAATTTTCTCACAAGAGACGCCTGTGACGGGTCGCCTGAAAGTTCTGCGATTCTTGACTCGATTTGTTTAACTACGTTTTCATTGCTTCCGGTAATTCCGCGCTCATCAAGCGTGGAAAGAGCTTTTGAAATATTATTCCCCGCCTCATCCATTTGGCCGCCTATGCGCCCCGCGATGTCTTCAGCGCTATCGCCAAACTTAATAAGTCCGCGATCAAGCAATTGCCTTCCGGCATCGTCTGCGAATTTCTCGGTTTGTTTCCCAGTCGCGCCCGTTGCCTTCACGGCAAAGTTTTCGGCGGCGTTATCGAGATAATCTGCGGTTTTTGTAAACGCGCCCGGGAGTTTTGAAAGTCCATGAGCCGCAGCACCACCCGCTCCGCCTATGCCAGCGCCGATTGTGGCGTCTTTTGCAATACCTAAAAGGTCCTCGTTTTGTGAGAGTCCCACACCACCAACACCGCCCTGAAGTGCTGCAAGTCCTGCAGTTTTCGCAAGAGTTGCGCCCTTTGCAATGTTAAGCCCAGGAACGAATGCCGCCGCAAGACCACCGCCAAGCTCTCCCGTCAAGTATGAGCCGGGATTTGCCTCTTGAGCCGCTCGATCCAAACCTCTTGAGGCGTCTCGTTCTTTTTTATAGCTTTCAATATCGTCATCTGAAAACTCAGCGCCAAATTTATTTGCAATCTCTTTAAGCCCGCCAAGAGGTGACTTTAGAAAGCCCGCGCCTTCGTCTCTAAGACCTAAAGATGCTCCTTGCGCCGCCCCTCGTCCTGCAGATTCCCACTCACTTAGGCCGCCCGCTTCTGGCATTTGCGGATCTGGCGATTGAGCAAGCGCACGTTTCTTTTTAAGCTGTAAATATCGCAGTCTCTCTTGATCGGATAGTGCCATTATTTCATCCCCGAGCCCATGCCCATTTTTCTCTCAAGGTCTCTTAGCTCTTGCTCTTCGTCGTCATTCCAGCTTGATGTTTGGGGCGCTTGTGATTGCGTTTTTTGTGGAGCCTCAAGGCCGCGCACCTTGTACGCCGTTTCAGCGCGGCGATCCACTTCGCCTTTAAACTTTTGCAATAAATCTCTAGCCGTCGAGTTACTGTTTCTAAAGCCGGACTGAATTAATTGTTGTTTAACAAGCTCAACCTCGCCCGGTCTGGCCACAGAATTTGGATCTTGTAACTTTGCCATGTCGGTCGCAATTTGGTCGACCAATCGATCCATGGTTTGGTTATGAGAGCCCGTGGCCTCCCATGTCCCGTCATCTTCAATCATTTTATCTAGTGATGTTATCGCGTCGTTAATGTTGTTTCTTCGATCTTCAACCTCAAACATAGCGGATTTTTTCTTTTCATCTGCCAAGTCTCTCTTTTCTTGAGTCTTGGAATCGAAAAGGCTTTTTTGGAAGTTGCGCTGGTCAATGCGATCAAGCCTTTTTTGATCAATCTCATAAAGCTTTTGCATTTGCGGATACGTTTTTTGAAGCTCATAGCCTGACATTCCAGAGTAATCTTTAGACGGGTCGATTTTGCTCGCCAAGCTTTGGAACATCTTAGATGCGCTAGAATTTGCGTCCATTAATTGTTCAAGGTCAGCATCTTCTCTAGAGTCTTTAGTCGCCTTACGATTAAGATCGTAGTCTTGAACCATGCCTGCGCGCTTTTTATCAAACTGAGCAAGCTTGTCCTTGTCCATGGCTGCGTTTCGATCAAGCACACTGTTTGCCGCCTGAATGGAGTTGCCGCCTTGAAAAGCTGCGCCTAAAGAGGCAAGCGCTGCCGCTGTGTTCCCCCTCCAATCATAACCACCTAACTCATCCTCAAGCTTTTTTCTGTTCTCGTCTGAGTAATCGCCGTAGTCGAATTTCTGTGGCATAATGTCCGGATTTTTTTTCATTATGTAATCACTTACAATTGGGTCCATAGATTTTGGAGCAGCGTCGAGATTTGGCGGAGCCATTTTCATCTGAGGAGGTGTTGCCGCTGGCATAATCGGAGCCTCAACCTCTTGCGGTTGAAACTCACCCATGCCCATAGGCGGGAGTGGATCTTGCTTGTATTCAGGGTCAAGGCTTGCGAGTAAATATTCTAGATCTTGATTTCTAGGCATTTTTCTTTCCTTTCGAATAACCATAACGATGTCCGGTGATGTCGTCGAGAAAAGCAGCCGCATCGAAGTCACCGTCATCGCTTGTGTGCTTGCGCTTAAGCATTTCAGGCACGTCATCCTTTTTTATTACCATCTCACCAGGCTGAAGCATGTGAGGCATGGTGTCTTGATCGCTCGGGTCGCCCATAACAAGCCCACCCTCTTTTTTCTTTCCTAAGTACGCGCTTCCCACACCAAGCAATCCGCCCACAAGTTGATTTGTTGCGTTCGCTTGAGCCTGAGAGGCAGCGCCTTGATTTGCGGCGTTTTGTGAAGCAATCCCGCTCTGCCCTGCCGCCTTTTTAAGTTTGTTGTCGTAGTTTTGCTGAATGAGATTTTTGTTGTACATCTGTTGCTGATTATTCGTGTTCGCGTTTGCGTCTGAAACACCTTGCTTGGCTGCGAGGTTACTTGCTTGAGCGTCGTTTCTCGATTGAGTGTTAAACAGATTTGTCTGTTGCTGATTTTGCGCATTGAATTTAGAAATTGCATCTTGCGCGCCTGCGACAGTGGCCTTTTGATTAAAGTCTTGATTTTCAATATTGCCCGCTGTGGTTCCGCCCTGAATTAATGCTTGAAGCGCTCTGTCTTGAGCTTGAGCCGCAATATCCGTCCCCCGCTGACTCGCTCGAGTCGCTGAGTCCTGTTGATTTTGCATCTGACTCATTAACTCAAGTCCACTTCCCCCAAGGCCTCTTGTTTGGGCGTTTTGTAAAATCGCCTCACGTGAGCCTCGGGCCGCTGCGTCTTGCTCGGATTGAATCTTTCTCAAGTTCGCTTGATCTGTGAGCGTCATCCCGCCGTTATCAGAAATGTCCTGCAAGCCCTGAAGCGCCTGCATTTGAGCGTCCTTCAACTTTGGATCAAGGCTTATTCCACTAAGCGCAGACGGCCCAGCAAGCGCAGCCTGAGCATCCTCTGGCGTTAATACGCCCTGTTGCACGAGCTGTTGAAGTTGAACCTCAAGATCAACCGTGTCTGGTGTTTGAATGTCCTTATAGTAGTCCGAAATGTTTGGGGCTTCGCCAGAGGACATAACCCCGCCCAGTAAACCATCTAATAATCCCATGTTTTTATCCTTTTTTGTTTAACGCAAATTGCTTGTTGTATCCTGCTGCGTTTTTAAAGTTGGCAATCGTATTTTCAAGGGCAAGCAAGCTTTTTTTGCTTAGCTCGTCGCCAGGCCTTGATTGAGAGTACTTTCTATACTCAGGAAGCCATTTCGATTCAATTTCCTCAAGCGTCGCCCCTTTTAAATTTGGATCAACTTGCGTAAACCCTAAGTTTTTACGTTCTTGATTGAGAAACTGCTCTGCGACACCTTTGTCTGTTTTGTATGTCTTTTGAAAGTCGGCATCCTTTTTCTCGATATCTCCCTTAAGCCTTTCTTTATCGAAATTTGAGCCATACATTCCCGCCGTTCCTGCCTGAGAAATATTGGCTTGATCTAACAAGCCTTGCCCACCGGCAAGATCTGCAAGCGCCTGTGACCTTGCGTACTCTTCTTGTTTTGCTACGTTCCCAATGTTCATCGAGTTAACGTCACCCTGTTTTAAGTATGAGTTCGGATCAATTCCGTAGCCACGCACTCCGTCGGATAACCCAAGCGCGTCCATTGTTTCTTGATCTAAACCATAGGCATTGTCCCCAAGGTCTTGCGCAATCGCATTGTTTTTAGCCGTCGTACCGTCTCTCATTTCCTTAAGTCTCTGTTCAAGGCTTTTCCCCAAACTCTGGCTTGCGCTCGTTACCGCCCCTTGAGTTTGCTGTCTTGTCGCATCTGTTTGTGATTTAATATCGGCAGCCTTTTGCTGTGCAGCTAAATTGTTTTGAGCTAAAACATCTTGAGTTACATCTTGATTTGCGTTTGCAGCCTGAGCAAGCTTCTCTCGTCCCCCGCCAGTCTGTAAAAGAATGTTGTCAAAGTTATTGATTCCCGCAGTTCTAGGCTTTGAATTAATTTGAGTAACAAGTCCCTGTCGTCCTTCTTCAGTGTTTGAGGCCTCAACGTTTTGTTTCGCAGTAGAAAGCTTTTTCCCCGCATCGTTATACTGCTCAGACAAATCCTGAAGGCTGTTCGGCCCTCCGTACTGAGCGTTATAAGCCGACTTGATTTGCTCTTTTTCTTGATCGCCAAGAGTTTCCGCCTGATTCACTTTCCCAAGCACGCCTTGATCAATCGTTTGAGCGCTCCCGGCTTTTTGATTAAACTCGTTGTTTAAGTTATTAACGCTCTCGCGCGCTTGATTTGCACTGCTTGTGATAACACCCGAAGCTTGATCGCCAAGCTTTTCAGCCTGAGGCTTATTTGCGTTAATATATTGGTTTATCCCAACGAAATTGCTTCCCCTGTCCGGTGCTGTGGGGGCTTGAGGCGCTCCCGAAACTCCTCCGCCTTGAATAACGCCACTTCCTTGCGGCCCGGTCTGTTGAGGCGCGTTCGGATCTTGCTGTTCTAAGTCGTCATCTTCATAATAGGCCAAGGGTCTCTCCTCGTTAAATATTTAAGAAACAAGCAGCCTCACAACATAAGTGGTAGAAGCGGCAAGCCCGGTGATAGGAAATATTCGAATTGTGCTGTTATCTTCAACCCAAGGAACGTACACCGCTCCGGTCGCAGGCTCATAAGTCGCACGGTTATAAACCTGTAAAACCTGTACTCCTGTCGCCTTAACCTTAAGAAGACTCGTGAATTCAACGTTATCCATGGTCGGGTAGGTCGATGGGGTTTTGTAAATCAGCTCTTTTATAAAACAAGAAACGTTGTCCTCAAACGTGATGTTCTTATTTAGGCTCTGATAAACAGACTCCATAAAGTTATTAAGCGTGTCGATTAAAGGATTCACCCAGCTCGGGGCGTCCTTTAAGTCTTCTCTTAGAATTTTCTTTTGCGGCGGTAATCTTCCCATTTTCTACCTAAATCTGCTCGACATTTGGTTATAAACTATCGAAACACCCTGCAAGCTAAACCCCGTAAACGCCTCTTGAGTTCTTAAGCTTAAAATCAACCAACTTGCCCTTTGTTTCTCTCGAGGCACATAGGTTCTTAGTACGTTTTGCCCGCCAAGAGGACTTCCCCACGGAAACATCCCCCAGCTTGAGCTTCCCCAGCCCGAGCTTGAAACGTTTGCAACCATAACTGTCTCCCCGCTTGATTCAATGTTCGTTGAAAAGGTCGCATCGATTTCACGAAAGGCCGCATTTCTGAAAAATAATGAAATTTCTGAAAACTGTTTTAATATCCCAGGGTTTTCACAATCAAGCGGAGCCCATTGAATAAAATTATCAATAGGAACATAAACGGCCGCAGCTCCCGCGATAAGGCCTGAGGTTTCAGAGATGACAAGGTCATTTCCATTAATCTCTTCAATTAACGCCACTCGATCACCCTGCTTAATCGACATCCCAACCGAAACATCCGCCACGCTTGAAAGCGTTATCTCTGTGTCTGAATCAACAGCGCTAATTGTGACTGCGTACTCCTCGTCTGCGTAGTCCGCGTTTGTATAGTTTTTTCTCTCAATTAAAATCTGACCTGAGTCAGTTTGCGCCATAAATAACTTATTCACGGCAGAGTTCACAACGCCACACGTTCTATTCATCACCCATCTCGTCCACGAATCAGTGAGAGAGTTATAAACATAAGCCTGAGTTGCAAACTCGTCCGTAGTCTCAGTCACTGTGAAAAATAAATACTGTCTTGCTGATTCATACGCCACGCCAAAAGAGGCGGTCGCAAAATTCGTGTATTGCTCACTTGATAACTCAAGTAATACGTTTTCAATCGGAACACTCATAATCTGCACGCCTGAATCGCTAACTGCACAAATTCCTTGAGTCGTAAAACAAAACACCTGGTTATTAAACGGCACCGCGCTCTCAGGAGCTTTAAGCGTCACCGTGTTATCAACGAGAGAAACTGTAAAATTTGAAAACGTCTCGCCTGATAGTCTATAGATCCCGTCTGTTTTAAAAAAGAATATCCCGTCCCTTAGGGCCACAACCCGCTGAATTGGGAAGTTCGCAGATCCGATATCAAAATAAGTATAAATTGGAACGGCCTCGACAAGACCTGGCTTTGAAATCACCACGCGGTTTTGACGTGCATCGTTTTCAGATATTACCGTGGTGCCTGAGGTTGGAAGCTCGGGACTAAACGAGTCGCCGTTTGTGCTTGTCGCACTAAATGCACTCCCGCCAATAGATCTTTCCTCAAAAAGAATCTGTCCAGGAAGATCCTCAACGCCTGAGGTGTAATAAGCATAAAGCGTGGTGTTTGACGAGCTCGTGTTGATAATTTCGATTAAATTTAAAGCCGTCTGATTTATATTTTGTCCCGGCGTGCCTGAAACATCAACCAAAAAAGTATTCGTCGCAACTGTTTGCGTGGAGCCCGCCCAGTAATTCACCCCACCGATTGTAAATCTATCTTGAAACTCAACACTCACGGTGCCTGTCGCTGTGGCGTTTGCCGTGAGCGTAACTTGAGTGCCTGAGTCGATTGATAATATTGTAGCGTTGGTCGGAATGCCGGTGCCTACAGCGCGCATGCCTACGTTTAAATCGGCAGTCGATGCGATACCTGTCAAAATAGCAGACGCATTCGTTGTCCCCACCGACGCGTCCACGTAGTAACCAAGAGAGGGCGATTCAACTGAGATCAAAGCGATTGTGAGTCTTTGCTTTTGTCTAACGTTTGCATAAAAAGCCGACCCCTTGAAGATGTCCATATCAAGAGCAAAGGGCGGCTCATCATTCGCATTTGCAATGCCCTCTTGACTCGGACTCGTGTAAAGAGTTGCTCTCATGAGCGAGTAGGGCGTTTGATCAAGCACAGTGAAACTTTTTGCAGAAATCTCACCACTTGTCGGATTGCCCTCAATCACTAGTTGCAGTTCGTCTGAGGGCTCGACCGTTTCAGGAGTTACGGAAAGTGATCTATAAATTTGATAAAAATACTCAGTCGTAATCGAGCTTGGGATTGCAAACGTCAAGCTCACATCTCTTGATCCGCCAGAACTGTTTGGAACAACCACACGCTGAGAGGGGCTTCCAATCACTAAATTGTTGTTCGCATCTCGATAGCCCCAAACCATGCGATAGGCAACGGCTGTGGTGTCGAGTAAAAATCCACTCCCACCCGTGAGGCTTGCTGTTCCGCCAAGAGCGCGAACCACACCCGCCTTTCTTGGAGTTGAACTGATTGAGTCGATTTTAAAAACACCTTCATCCGTTGTGAAATAAAAATTCTTTAAAGCCTCAAGGCTTCGCATTTTATAGCCAGAGGCAGGATCTGTATAGGTGCCAGAGTAATCAACCCACACACCGCTCCCTGAATCATAAGCAAGCTTATTGTCGTAGTTTGTAATAAGGCTTGAGGCGTAGTTAAAAATCTTATTCACTTGGCCTGTGCCTACGGTGAGCGGATCGCCGTATTGAGTTTGTCCGCGACGAGAATCGATCTTTGATTTTGAATTAATAACGACGTTATCTGCAACCTCAAGCGCTCCGGGCGGGACGCCAGAGAGATTGTTCGGGCTTGTGTAAAGTCCCTTTAGTTGTAATTCGAGCTTTTGACTCTCTTGCATCTAACAACCCCAGCCTCTTCGTCTAACCCCTGACCACAGTCTTAGCCCCCCGTCCGGAGACATTACTTTTTTTACAGAGCCATCGACTCTTTGAGAAATCATGATCAAAAGATTTTGTTTTAAAACTTCAGCCTCGGCTTGTGCGGCCTTTTGCCCCTCCCGGTCGCCAAGACCCTCTAAACATTTCACCGCTGTTAGTTGCGCAAGATAGTTGTGCGCTTCAATTGGGATTTGAGGAACCGCAGAGTAACCAAGCTCAGAAATGTAATCACCAACCTCAATCCCATCGACTGAGGATAAAGCTATCGAAGGTGAGCTGATTGCTGTGATTGTTGTGCCTTCGTTTGTTGTGGCGAAGTTTGGTTCACTAGAGACCGAGTTTAATTCTGTTCCAACTTCCCAGGCGTAGGGAACGAAATCCATAACAACCGTATTCGTCAAAGTATCAACCGATTGCACTTGTCCATATTGAGTTGGCGAAGCAAGCACTAAGGTTCTTCGATAGTAATAAAGCCTAAGATTTGAATTCACCGGAACTGAAGTGTTCGGGTAGAGAATAATGTCGTTTCCTTGAACATAAAACCCGGCAAGAGTCGCGTAGTTAAAAAAACCCACGCCAGATACAACATCAAGGTCTATTCTCGGAAGATTAACTAAAACAAGCGGACTTGTCTGCTGCATAAAACAAACAGATCTTAGTTTTGCGCCGACTGCGTTTTTCGGAATCGAAATCACCCCGTCTGCTGTCGATAAAACATCCTCGTAATCGACGAAGTACTCCTCCCTTGTTGACATAATAAGAGGAACCACCTCGGTCTGAAGCGAATCGTTCGCAAGCGCTGAAAAATCTTGATCCGTATAGGTCAATTGACTTGTCGGGACCGAGCACGCACGTTTAACGTTTTTTATTAATTCTTCGGTGTTGTATTGGGGTTTCAAATTAACCCCTTAGTTTCAACAAGCGTTTTTTAAGCTTATCCTCAGGACCTTCCATTTCATCTTCCATGCCCACGCCTTCCATTTCACTCTCCATAGGCTCAGCTTCGATCTTCATGACTTCGACCTCGGGCTTTTTTCTCCCCAAGCGCTCACCAAAGTCGTCCTCTGAGTACTTCATGTGATCTTGAAGTTCTTCCATAAGCTCTTTTATGATTTGCATTTCGTCTCTTTCCATAATCTCCCCTTAAACTTGATATTGTGTTTTAAAAACCGCTCGACCATTTACTGTTTGCTCGGCGCTCGTTCCACTATGAGTGAAAACAACCCTCAACCAATTAAATCCGATCTCTGATATGTTATAGAAAATCGAGTCAGACGCTTCGGCTGTGATCACCTCGCTTGAACCGTCAACATCCGTCCAATTCGTTGGAGTTTGTCCTATCGGATCGTCTGAGGATTGAAGCTTAAACGTTCCCGACACCGTTAAGCTTGTCGCAACATAAGTAATCTGCATTGAACCGAGCTTATAATCTCCAACCCACATTGCGTCGCTTGAGTAATCAGAGTTTGCCGCCACTAAGCGGTTGTTAAAGATAACGAGATTTTGGTTTTGCATCTTATTTCATCCCCATTTTTTTCAACATTCGCTTAAAAACGCCGTCGTATTTGTCGCCGCTTTTAATTTTTCTATTTTTCGGATAAACTTTAATTTCCTCGTCACCGAAAATCTTCACGTCAGAGAGATCTTTTGTAACCACCACTTTTTTTACAATGTTGTTTGTAACAACGACCGCCTTAATCATTCGTTACCTCGCACTTGTTCTTAGTGAGTTGAAATAGAGCCAATCAACGGCAATAGAGCGTGATGTTGTTCCGGCAGATTTTTCAATTTTCGCTCCGTAAAAAAAGAAATCGCCCGCGCCTGGAAGGCCAGAGCTCACAGTATTTGTAAGTGTTCCGTCGATATAAAACTGAGCTTGTGTTCCCGCCTGATTAACAATGATCACAAAAACTTGATTGACTGTGTTTGACGGAGCAATGCCAGTATCAACAGCGGCGCGCACCCCAGCGTCAGCAACGACCGCTTCCCAACGTCCGCCGTTCACCGAGTGTGTGTAGCGAAAATAAATGCCGTCTGTCATATCCCCGGAATTTGGGTTGTCCAAAAAACCAATGTAAGCTGTATATGTGTTAGTTCCATCTGACAGACCAGACGTGAGCGCAGAACGAAAACCACAACGGAGTTGATTCGTTCCGGCCATGATTGTTCCAGAATTATAAATCATTGCTCTGGCGGTGGTCCCTGAGCCCAAAACCATTTCAAAAACGCCGAGACAATTTTCAGTGCTGTTTACTCCTGTCACCGAGTCGTTAGAGTTTACTTGACCAGTTCCGCCCCCAGCGTTTGCCGCGATGTTAAGAGTAGCCCTGTCGTTTTGACAAAAGTCAGTCCAAAAGGCAGCTTGTCGATCTAGATTTAGCGCCCAATCATAAATCATCTCTTTTTCATTTAAAGCAGTTTGCAGATCTGTTTGATCTGAAAGCGTGCCTGTAATTCCGCCCCATGCGGTGCTGGGGCTTTGCCAACTCAAAATTCCCGAACCGTCGGTCTGAAGAAATTGTCCTGTTGACCCGTCCGCATTTGGCAACACATAATCCGTCGTTCCGCCCAAAGCAGGATCAACACTAAATCCTACGTAGTCTGCCTCGTCATCATTCCACAACTTTAAAGCGTTTCCGGATGAGTCAGAGAATAAATTTATATTTCCATAAAAATTAAAATCACCGCCGGAGGTGTTGTTGGAAAACGCAATTTGACTAGAGTTACCCTGTATTGATGTCGTCCTTAGACTTTGAAAATACCCAGTGAGCCATCTTTTTGCGCTTGCGCCTAAGTCGATTGAGCCATTTGTTGCAGGAATAATCGAGGCATTGACTGCCGTGGAAGCGAGGTTATCAAGCGCAGTTGTTGCCCCAACGCTCCCGGCCTGTAAAACATAAACAGCGCCGTCCCATAAATATAAATCCGAAGCGTCCTCATCAATATAAACAATTCCAATCTCTCCCGTTACGGGGAAGGCGGCATACGTGGCGTAGGGCTCAACCCTTTGCTCTCCGCTTGCTGGGGGGATGTTTATATAGTGAGACAAATTAAACCTCTTCGCCTTTAAATAAAATTGAAGTTGTCGCAACGTAAGAGCCGCTCGTCCATGCGTAGGCAAGTCTGTAATATCGAAACGCTGCGTTTATTCCCGTGAGATTCACACCAAACGTTCCATTCCCGGTAACACTCACTGCTGAATCAAGAGCTTTAAAATTAGTCCCATCGAGACTCCCTTGCGCTTGAATTGTCGTTCCGACGGGCGAAGACGCCGCGCTTGCGACTGTGACAAAACAAATTGTTGCCGCCTGTGGGCACTCAAGCGTGTCTGTGGTTTTTGCGCTGTCAATCGTTAGCGCGTCTAATGTTTTTTCAATTAATGATTGTTGCATTTTATCTCCTATTGATAATACTCTTCGACAATGATCACCCCAGAACCACCGTTTCCGCCAACTCCACCGCTTGTTCCAGCGGCCCCGCCAGCACCCGCCGCACCTACTGCATATGAATATGTTGATGAGGGAGAAGAAATAAGCGCCTCAATGTACGCTCCTGCTCCACCTGGAGATCCTGGACGACTGCCTGTCGTAAGTGGAGGAGCCGCACCGCCGCCGCCTGATCCTGAGTTTGGTTGAGCATCACCCGCAGAATATGGAATTCCAGCCGTACCGCCCACGCCTGCACCGCCAAAAAAGCTCGATGCCCCAGGTTGACCAACAACATAGAAAGAAGCTCCCGCGCCTGTCGTACCGCCCGTGCCTCGCGCTCCGTTTACAGCGACAATAGTAACCGCAGGTGAGTTTACAGTGGGTGTTCCGCCTGCTCCGCCGTTAGCTCCATCAGTAGAGTTTGCACCTTGTGCTCCGCCAGTAGCCGTAAGTAGAGATGTTCCAAATGTAGTGCTACCGCCAGCTGTTGCCGCAGTTCCGGCCGTAGTACCGGATCCACCACCACCACCGCCACCGCCGACCATTTTTACTTTGATCCAAACGACGTTTGCTGGCGTTGTGTATGTTCCTGTGCCAGAGGTGAAAGTTTGAATTGTAGGCGCTGCAAAGCTTGCAAACGCAGGAGCGCTTGTGCCGTTTGATTTTAAATACTGTCCGCTTGTTCCGGCGGATGTAATTTCCATTGAGTCAGCGTCTGTGTAAACCACACCGCCAGCGGCGGCAGTCAGGGCTTTATTTGTGCCGCCCTTATTCATTGGCACAATGCCAACATAAGAAGTCGCGCCAGCGTTTGATATTCCAATATCCCCGCTCATCGCAACACTCGTTGCAACGTTCCCGGCACTTCCAACTAAAATGTTAGCGCTTGTTAGTGCAGCAAGTTTTGAAAACGCAATGGCCGCGCTTGCAGAAATATCCGCGTTCACAATCGATGTTGCGAGATTTAATTTTGAATAAGCAATTGCAGCGCTCGCACTAACGTCTGCATTTACAATTGAGGTTGAAAGGTTAAGCTTTGAGTACGCTATGGCCGCAGACGCGTTTACATCCGCATTTACAATCGTTGCCGGAGAGTCTTTAATTAACTTTCCTGTTATTCCGTCAAATCGAACAAACCCATTGTCGGTCGCACTCGCCGGACCCACAACGTCTCCGGTTCCCGCAACAGCGCCCCATTTCACTCCGGTAGGCTCTGCGGAGTCGGCGATTAAAACTTGATTATTCGTGCCAACCCCAAGTCTCGCAGGGGCCGCACTTCCAGTTGCAACGTAAAGATCGCCCTTAGTTGTTAGCGTTGATTTTAACGTTTTTCCATCAAGCTGAGTTTGAATTGCACTTGTAACGCCATTCACGTACCCAATTTCGGTTGATGTTGTTGTCGCAGCGGAAACAAGCCCAGAGCCATCACTAACCAAAGCGCGTGAAGCAGTAACAACTATCGCATTCTGAAGGTCGGTTCCGTTAAACTGTAAAACGTCACTTGAACTAACGCCTAAAGAAAGATTCGCGTCGTTCGCTTGATTTCTAAAGTTAATGACATCCGCTCGAGCTAAACGAATCTGTCCGCTATCTGCAACGTTTGACGTTCTAGATTTATAGTAAAGAGATTTTAACCCGTAACCTGACCCGAAATCAGCCTCGGCTAATAATTGAAAAAGGCCGCCCGCCTTTTGAAGCATTCCTCTTGTAACGGCAGCAGCCCAATCCGTCGCCTCTGGCCCCCATTCGGTGTCATCCGTTTCGGGGTAATCATATGTCTGTCCATTTATCGTGAGAGCAATAGAAATATAAACCCCCCGGTCTTAAACAATAAAAATTAATCTAAATCAACCGTGTACGCCGTTCCGTCAGCTCCGCTTGCAAACGCACCCAATGTTACGTTTGAAAGAGTTCCCGCGCTCATTTGAATTCCATTCCCAATTAGACCAGGAACAACAGCCGTAATCGTCACTACACCGAGTGCACTTGTCGCCGTTACTTTTCCCGCCAAGTCTGTGCTTGCGTTAATCGCAGCCGCCATGTTTGCAGCTTGGGTCGCAGCGGTCGCAGAAATCGTAAATTCGTTGTTTGCCGTGCTCGATGTTTTTGCCGTAAGCGTGATGTTACAAATCGAACAAGTTTGGTTATTCGTTGAACCACCTGCAGCGACAGTTAAAGTTCCTGACGCTTGAACCGCACCGACTTTAAACGCAAGAGATGCGCCGTTAATCGATCCGCCGGCAACGCCACTTAGGTAATCAATAAAGTTATTCATCGCCACAAGCTGACCTGGGGCTAAATTACAATAGCCCTTAAAGTCTGCAGCCGTTCCGGGCGTAGTTATCACTAATCTTTGAAGTGAAGACATGAGGTATTTCCTTCCATAAAGTTAAAAGGCCCGGTTTCCCGAGCCCTGATTTTGGCTTAATTAAGCAGCGTTAGAGTTCACAATTCCCGTGGCGAATACCGCTTGCGCAGGTGCCTCAAGGAAAATCGCTTGGTTCGTGTATGCACGAAGACCAACGCCAGCTTTTCCTGGGATTGTGAAAAAGATCTCATCGCTTGGACGAGTTGGGTCGTTAAGGCTAAGCTCACGAGCACCGATTCTGATTGTTTTAGAAACAGGGAAAATAAAGCAATCGCCCTCTTTTACGATGTTGTAAGAAACAATCTTAATCGCGCCGTTTTGTCCGAAGTATTCAATCTCTTTAGATCCGTTGGCATTTTTACCTTTAGAGTAAGAGCCATCAAATCTGCGAAGAGCGGCCAAGTTGCTTGCAAGATCTGCCCAAGTAGATGGGTTAACAAGAAGCACAACGTCCTCATCAAGACCACGTTGAACAGCTTTAGATGTCATGCTTAGCACTTTTGCCATAGTTAACTGACCACTTGTTGTAACAGAGTTACCTTTCCATAGGTCATAAGTAGCTGCGTCGATTCCAAAAAGAGAACCAGTGTTTGTGATAATCTTCTTAAGACCTGACATTTCCGCGTAGGCGAAAGTTCCTGCAGAACCAGAGCATGAGCCATAAAAATGAATGTTCACCGCGTAAGCTTCAATCGCAGTTTCAAGAGTGGTTAGAGTTCCCGCAGTCCCGGCAGTACCCGCAGCAAAATAAACTGTGCGGTTATCAACATCAACTTGAGCCACTTTGAAAGAGCGAAGCGAATCAACTGCTGTATTGTCAGACGCTTTAACGAAAACGACGTTAGCGTTTTCCATGCCTGTCCAAATACCAGTCGCCCACTCGTCTGTATCGATAACGATAGGAAGCATAGAGCTTGCGATCACAACCGCTTGTGTAGCGGCTTGTGCAATGTGGTCATTTCCATAAAGCATTGCGATCTCTAAGCGCTTTTCTGAGCTCTTAAGCATGTTTTCAAACTTCGTGCTCATAACAGACTTAAAGCTTGTAGCAGAGTGACTTGCACGAGCAGCCTGGTTATAGCCAACAGTAGAATCTAAAACGATATCACAACCGGGAACGATTGCAGATTGCATCGCCATTCCGATTGAATCGTTAAGATCATATGCATTTTGTGTGTCTAATGAATAAGTGAATCCTTGTTCTGCAGCCAAAACAACGGGTTGTTCGTATTGCTTTCCGTTTTGAAGCTCAGACGGCACGAAATCAATCATGTCAGAAAGTTTAGATGCCTTGGGGAGTAAATCCTCAACGCCTTTTGCATACGCGACTTTATATAGTGAATTTAATGTACCTGTATCAATTGCCATATTAATCTCCTTAAAGATTTAAAAATCAGTTAGTAAAAAATGTTGTTTTACGTTTGTGACTTATTCTTTAAGGATGGCCTGTGGCGTCCCGCGAGATAGTCGGTTGAGGCGTCCTGGATAGCAAAAAATGCGTCCTTTAATAGACTCCTCAAACCGAAGTGGCAAAAATTAAATTATTTTCGGTTGAATTCTCTCCACTCGGCGGGAGTCATTCTTTTTGTAGGATTACGCTTTCTTTGCCCAAGCTCTCCCTGATCTTGAGGGGTCTTTAGGTTCTCCTCCGGATTCTTTAACCTTGAGGTATCGTACTGGCGAATTTTCTGAAGCCCTTGATCGCCCAAAAGTCTAACCAAAGTCTCAGGGTCAGCCTCGCCGTACAATCTTCGGTGTCTCTCCTCTATGTCCTCTTTCACAAGCTTTGCGGCTTCTTCGGCGGTCATCTTAAAGCCGATATGAGCCGCACGCGAGATGTACTTTGCCATTTCAGCCACGGTCTCTTTCGTCGGAGGCAGGCTTGACGCCTTAAGCGCCTCGACAAATTGATCATTGTAATCTTTTGAGAATTTATCCCTTAATACTGCGATTCTTTTATCCTCGAGCGCTTTTTTCTGTTCCTCGTCAAGCGACTGTAAACGCTTAAGCTCCGCTTTCGTATCGCGAAGTTCCTTTTCTCGAGGGTCCATCATTTCATCACGAAGCTGTTCGGCTAAATATTCCTCGGCAACTTTTCTCGGATCATGCCCAAGCTTTTGAATGGCGTTAAAGAGTTTCCCCTTATCTTTCATCATTGAGATGAATTCTTCGGCTTGTTTTTTCGCAGCCAAGCCCTCTTGCATTCTCTTTGTGGAAACCTTCTGAAGTCCGTACCCGCGCTTTAACTCTTCGTCATCGACTTCAATTTCTTGACCGTCCACTTTGAGTTTGTGCTTTCTAATTGCTTCTTTTGCCGCCTCTGATATTGGGTTTCCCGCTTGACCCCCAACTGCTCCCTGCGCTCCTGAGCCTTGCGACTGAGCGGTTTCGGTTGTCTGCGGTGTTTGCTGTGTTGTGGCCGTTTGTGGCGCTGCTTGACTCTCTGACATATTCTCTCCTTAGCCGTCATATTGATGGGCTGTTGTTGTTTGAAGTGTCTGTTTGTTTTTTAAATTCACGCGGTCTGTTGACTCTCTATAATCGCCGCACTTTGCGCGTCCGCGCCCTGTGGAGGATTTGGCATATTAGGTTGATTTACGCCCTGAGCCTGCTGCACAACCGGAGGCGTACCATCGAGCATCTGCGCTGTTCCCCCGTCTTGTGGCGGAGCCTGAGGAGGCATCATGCTTTGTTGATGAATGAGCTGTAAGAGCGCCGGATCTGCGGTCTTTAGAAAATTAATATGCTCTTGAATATGCGTGAGCGTGGCCTTCATGATCGGACTATTTGGATCCATGCGCACTTCGGGGCTTGCAAGTACCGTTTTGTGCTCGAGAATATGCTGTGCATGTTGATCGGTAATAATCGCCCGCTGCATTTGACCTTCGGCAAGCATTTCGTTTTCTGATTTAATAAGTAAAAGCTCGGCCTGCTTCCCCTCGATCACTGGCTCTAATCGCCCGGTCGTTACAACCTGAATATATTGATCTGGATTATCGATCATTTGTTTTTCTAAAAATGCATCGGCAAGATTTACTTTCCCTGCCGTTGTACGAGTCATGGGGTTTCCCATATCGACTGTGACGCGATTAATGGCGTCTAAGTCTTGACCTGAAAATTCCTTCATTAATGGACGGTTTGATTTCCCGGCAATTTGCGCAACCCTTGGAACGGCTGCGTATTTTTTTAAAATATTAATCGTTCCTGTTCCTAAATCCTCGACAAGCTGTGCATAGGACTGTTGAAGCCCCATAGAGAATTGAATCGCCATGGATTGTACAAGCGCAAGTGCCGCTCCTGATTTTAAAGACGCCTCTGGATTTCCGCGCGCTACAGAATTTACGCCAGAGATTGTTTCACCTAGGCGCTCAAGCTGATTTATAAAATTAAAAATCTCAGGCGGAGTCGAAGTTAAATTAAACGCTTCAGGCTTTCCCGTCTTCGGGTCATACTCCATAACATTTAAACCACCCGACATCTGACTTGTTGAAAGATCATGACCTTTAGGTACAAGCACGTTTTGCACGCCAAAGGTTGCCTGATTCGTAACAACCGTTGAATATAAAATATCAATCGTCTCTTGAATCGGGAGCAGGTCAAACCCTACGGTGTAACCAAAGATAGTTCCCGTCTCCTCATCAGGTGCTATTCGATAAACGTGTGTCTCGTCATACGGAATAGGTCCGTCCATAAGAACAGTGCCGTTATCTAATATTTCTGTGTATCTCCCTTGAGGCATCGCAGGCGTTGGCGGGTGAAGGAGTGTGTAGACCGCGATATTATCTGAATCTTCAAGGTTTAAAAAATTAAGCGTCGTTGTTCGCGCAAGCTCTAAGTAATCGTCCGAGTCGTTTAGTATTTCCTCAGAAAGTTCTGGGAATTTCGCTGAAAGATCATACTTGTTTTTAAACTCACGTAAAATACACCAGTCTTTTTGGTCGTGAGCTTCTTTCGTATAATCGCGTACGACATTTAAAGGCGAATAATTCGTATACTTCATATCGCCCTGATAAATCGTCGCACCTGTGGGAGTTTTTCCATAAGCGTCGCCACTTGTCGCGTCCCACTCGGCTCTAACGAAACCCTCAGAGAAAATTAAACAATCCTTCACGCCTTGCTTTATAAAGCGCTCAAGTTTTTTTTCTCTCATGTAGTAATCCAAGAGCCCGGCCGCTAAAATCACCTGCGATTGAGATTTAACGTCGCTATTAGTCGCTCGAGGTTCAAAGTTTGCCCGCTGTTGAACCGTCATCGTCTCTAAATGTAAAAGTAAATTTCTATAATGATTTATCGATAAACTTGAAAGCTCGCCCTGTTGCCCAGCTGGGGTTAAAGACCCTCCTGTGATTCTCGGTCGATAGTAATACGTCCATGATCTTCGCCAAAGGTCCAAGCGTCCACTCATCGAGAGGTACTCGTAGTAGTTTTCGACTTTTTCTAAAATATTATCTGCAATTTCTTTTGAACTAACGCTTGCCCAGTATGGTTTAAATGAATTTTCGGTCAAAAACGCCTCCCCGGTCTCTGAGAAGTGGCAATTCCGGTGGTTTTTATGCCAAGGCTTTGACTGATTGTGCGTGCGTTAGCTGTTGATCGATCTTTAACGTGACCGAGCCACGCTTTATGGGCCTCAAACCCATGCGTCGCAGGTATTGGGTTTGTCCCTTTTGATAAATTCCGAACAAGATAAACAAGCGCCGCCAAGTGATCGAAGTGGCCGTAAACCGAGCTTCGCGCAAAAGCCTTTTTCTTTTGGTCCCAAACCCCGTAGCGCATACACCCAATTAATTTTTGACACCTCGGGTGAATAATTATCTGTCCCGCTTGAACCATTAACCTGACTTCGTTGATCATGGCTTCAAGGTTGTCTTTTGTGGTTTCAATAAACGTTAAATTGTGAATCGATGAAATATCTTGAATCAAAAGGGGCCAGTTATTATCTGAAATCCTTCGAAACGGAACGGGTCTCCCCTCAATAACGCTCGGATAGTCTTGCCAGAGTTGTTTTTCTTTTTCTCGAATCGCACCGACCAATAAAAGCGTATTCATCGAAGGGCCGCTCATCTCAGCCTCGTCCTCAATGATAAGACTTGCGCGCTTAAAATCGTAATAACCATAAAGCATTGCCGTCAGGTCTTTTACGCCAAGATCCATTCCAACGTACTTGTCGTAGTATTTATAAAACTCATCGCGCTCGACCTCTTCGATGCACTTGTCCTGCCACTCTGGAATGATCGCAAGATCACTATCAGTTACAAACTCGCACAAACACTCACGCCTGAATGTCGTTGAACCCTCACCGCCTAATTCATCAGCCATGCGCTTGATATCGTCCGCTGAAATAAGTGGGTTTGTGTAAATATCAAGCTTCACATAGCCACCCTCAATTTCTGCTTTTTGACAGTAATCCGTAAACGAATGCGCGGGAGTTGATGGGGGGGTTGAGATAAAAATGATTTTGCAATTAGGTCTATGTAGAGTTGAAGGAACAATGATCGATTTATAAATGTAATCAAGATTACCAATAAACCCGCACTCATCTAAAATATACATGTCGATTGTGCGACCGCGAAGTTTATCCGGGTGCTTATCCACACCGACGAGCTTAATCTGTGAGCCATTCGGGAAAGTGTACGTAGATTTTTGAACATTGAACTTTGGCTTTAAATGTTCTGGGCAATCCTCTAATATTTTATCAAACGCAGGAATGATGAATTCCTCAACGTCTGTCTGAAAGGCCGCGCCGTAACGAACATTGTATTTTTCGTTCTTTAAACAAAACTCAATTGCGATCTTTACGCCCCAGAAACTTTTTCCCCATTGGCGCGAACAATTAGCGACAAAGAGTTGGCCTTTTGCGTTTCGGAACGTTTCCTCAAGCACAAGCTGGGCGTCATGGAGCTTATACTCAATATCGCCGCGCTCCCATAGCTCAAGAAGTAGAACGTCAAGGCTTGAGTCCATTTAAGTCGCCTTTTTTCTATAATCCTTTACGATTTTTAATAGCGCACTTGAATCAAGTTTTTTGACCTCTTCTTTGAGTTTCATCTCTTCAGCAGAGACGTTGATCACTGTGCGGTCTGTCTCCTCGGGGTGTTTATCTCTCCAGCCATGACAGTTCTTAAATTTGAAAATAAGCCCTGTAATATTCCCGCCAAAAACTTTTCCGCGAATAATGTCTTTTAATAATTTCTCGTCATGATACTGCAATTCGGCTTCTCCCAGGCTTTTTGCAATTGCAAAATCTTCATGAGTGTTTGCCCAAGAAAAAATAGTGTCGCGATTTACCTTTGCAACAGCGGCGAATGAACCAAACGTAAAACCACTCATCATGTGTTCGATAAGCATTTCGCAAAACTCTGGCTTGTATTTCGAAAGACGTGCCATTAGTAATCCTCAGGCTTCTTAATAAACGCTACATAAAAAAGCGGCGTCTTTGTCGGATCGGCCTTAATTTCCAGGAGTTTACTCACAAGGCCGTATTCGGTGTCAGTGAGATCAAGCGTTATGCGAAACCCGCCGTCTCTTTGAGTTTGGATTTTCTCAACAATCGCAAGCGCATTTCCGAGAGGTTTTAGGTCAGCCTTCTCACTCACCTATTGCCTCTGCCTTGTTTGAAATCCCATTGCTAAATTAGATTGAGACAAAAGCTTTTTCGTATCCTCGGCAGTCTTTTTAATTCCCTCGTGATCAAGCTTAATTTGATCAAGCTGATTTTGAAGCATAACCATATTGATGTCGTATGATTTTTCGCTCTCGATTTTTTTCTTTGTTTTCTCGTATTTCTCAAAACAATAAGCAGAAAATGAAAACAACAACATCGCAGCTGTACTTGGGCTTGGGCCAAATAAAGAGATATTAATTAAAGACACGATAACGGAGAATTGTCCTAAGGGGAATTCATCTAAAAAAGCTAAAAACTTTTTCACAACAAATCCCGATCCACAAACGATTGAACGAAATTAATCTTTGCCGACTCCTCTGCTATTGCTCTTAAATTCGGCTCGTCAATCTCGATGCTTAAAACCTCAGTCCCGCGAGTGGTCATTACATAGCTCACCCAAGAGTTCGGTCCTTTTCCAAGCTTCATATAGCCAATACTTTTCATCTCAGGCATTTCGCTTGTCGGCCCTTCGAAGATCTCCTCTAAAAGATGTTTCTCGTCGTTTGAGCGAATCAAGGGTTTTACAACATTACTGAGTAATGGTTTCTTGGCTTTCGACATTTTGAACCTCTGATTTTTTTGGTTTATCTTTATAGGATTTTAATTCTGGTATTAGAGCTGCATCGGGGTGAAGACTTGCCGCCTCGATTGCGTTCTCGTAAAGTTTATATAAAAACCCGTGAGTCGCTGCGACCGCCTTTAAATACTCAGGGGAGTACATGCCTTTTGTTAAAACATTACAGGCCGTTGCACAGGCCTCAACCGCGCCCCAGAGATCGGATAAATCTTTTGGGATATTAGGGGCCGCGCTTTTCGGTTGGGAAGAAGGGCTTTTCGCGCTTTTTGTGGATGATTTTTTCATTTCTGAATGCTCCTTTTTTAGCGTCTCTTAAGATAGCTAAAATTTAGTGGTTCATTTTAAAGTGGCAAAATTACTGTTTCTTTGATTTTTTCATTTCCCTTTTTAGATCGATAAGCTCTATAAGAGCAGACTCGCCAAAAGAGACAACCTCGACCGTCTCTATGCTTATTTGTGGAGCCGCAAGGATGTCCATTTTCCGGGCGTACCGCTCGTGATATCTCTCGCTCCTGTCCTCAAGTGAGCCAAAAAAATCCTCTTCGGTTTTCGTAAAAACACACTTGTAATACTCGTTATTGAATTTAGTTATAAACTCGAGCGCCTCTTTTGACTTCTCACAACCAAGCTCGGCGCGCTTTAATAGAGATAAACTAAACTCCTCATCGACGTACTCCTTTGCCGCGTGTCTGTGTCCGGCCTTAAACGCTCCCAAAAACTGTTTTGGAATTCGTTTTTTAATCATACCCTCCGTAGTTTTCATTTGATTAAACTCTTGCTCCGTAAAATTTAAGCACCGCTTGCGTCCTTGAGCTCACGCTTAATTTTCTGTAAATATCTGTGAGATGAAACTTCACCGTTTTTTCGACGATAAATAATGACTCTGCGATTTCTTTGTTTGATTTTCCCTTTAAGAGAAGCCCAAATATTTCAAGCTGTCTCGGGCTTAAAACAACACCACAAGCAGCAAGTGACGTTGCCGTGCTTCGAGATAGCTCTTCAGAAATAATTGTAGAACCCGCAGGAAGCGCCACTAAACAACCTTCCCACTTGAATCGACTTTCTTCCCAGCCATAATCTGACCCGCAAGCTCACGAAGTTCGTTAATCTCGTCTTTTGAATAATCCTGCGCTTTAGAGCTGCGACGGATATCTCTGAGTTTTGATGTCCCATAGGTGCTTATATTGACTGAATCAGATTGATTCCCGCCCAAGCAGTAAAGCATATCGCCGACCTTCGCTAAAAAGATTGTTACGTGCCCTTTTCCGCTCTTAAGCGAATCGCGCCAAAAAACAACAATGTCACCCGGAAGGGGGTCAAACCTAACTGACACGCCCCAATTCTCAAACGATCTTGCGCTTGCTGAATTAGTGGAGGTCATCCCGACCTTCTCAAGCACCCAGCAAACAAAGGTCGCGCACCATGGGACGCTATCAGCCCAACCGAAGAGATTTTTTATCGTCGAATATCTTTGATACTCAACAATCTGAGGGTTGTCTTTTTTTCCAATAACCTCTCTAACGCCTAACTGACTTGCCGCTTTTAATAGTACGGCTTTATTTCTATTTTGAATTTCCATTTATTTCCCCTTCGTCATAACGATTATAAGTTCCTGTAACCAGGCGGTTGCGTCGATGAACTGCTTTCCCGGAATACAGATATGTTTATCGATGTCCTTGTCTGAGAATTTTAAAAAAAACTCAGTCCCACTTGAGTTAATACAATCAAGACCACCGCGATTAAAATCCGCCAAACATTTAGTAATCTTTGGAGGCGCCCGAAGAGTCGTACAGCTACAGCAAATGCTTAAGGTCAGAAAAATTAGAGATTTTCCGTAAAACCACTTTTCTCTCTGCTTCACTTTGAGCATTGTCTAACTCCTCAAGAAGGCTCTTAGCCTCAACTGTTATTGCGCTTATTTTTGCGGCGGCTATGTTGTTTTCTTTCATCCAGTTTTGAAGCTCGATGCGCATCTCTGTAAGCTGTTTACTCACAACGCCAGAGATGATCGGGCTTAGAATTGGTGTTAGAAACGCAATGAGCGCTGCCATCTAACCTTGAGCGTTGATTTTATCGGCTTGCTCTAGAGCGTAAGCCTCAAGCTTTGGCAAAATTACCGCAATCATATCGTCGTAAGGAGTTTGAGAAACTTGGGCCGACTTACTAACCCATGAAAACACAGATTTAATTACAACCTTCGCTGCTTCCTCTGCGACCTCTACACCTTGCCCTTTTAACTCTTCCAAAAGCCCTTTTACGTCATATGCTTTTTCCATAAAATTCCCCTTATTTTTGTGTTGGCTTGAAAGCCGTTTATTAAGAGGTTAAGAACGATTGCGCGTTAACAAAACGTTTACTTGTAATATACTTTTACAAAGCGTTTCCTTATGGTTTATTGTTAGTTTTCGGGGGATAAACATGAGCGTGAAATTGAGAAAAAAAAAGACGGCACTTTATCCAAAGATATTTTCCATGCGAGTTAGCGAAGAAGCTAAAGCCATGGTGCAAGAAATGACTGATTTTGAGTTTGATATAGCTGGCCCAGTCCGGGAAGTCGTTGAGCCCACGGTTAAAGAGCTATATAAGCAATTCCTAAAAGAGCGCAAATCAAGCTAGACAAGCGGGCGGGTTGGTTAAGCACACAAAACCATTAGCGTGAGCCAAAATAACATTCCGTAAATTTGTTCTCTTAATGTCAATTTTGTGTAGCCTAAACTATCAAGCCATTTACCGTACATACTCTCTCCTTTAAAAGCTGAGTCAGGGCTAGGCCAAAAGGCTATGCCAGCTTTTTATCCTTTTTTAAGGGACCTATATGGGCGTCCAGCAGACTTTCTCAGGCACATTCTCAACCCATCAAAACTCGCGCTAAAAGCGCCGCTAGCCCGACTCAGTTGGTAGCAATAGTTGGATTTGAACCAACACCTCTGATTAAGCCAAACCAGCGCTCTACCGTTTAGCTATATTGCTATCAACTCAATCGTCCATATATTGAACGGACAATTACTTTTTCGGTAACTGTCTTGTTAGATTTTACCGTGACCCTGACCATGACCGTGACCGTGACCCTGACCATGACCGTGACTGTGACCCTGACCCTGACCATGACCATGACCCTGACCATGACCATGACCGTGACTGTGACCCTGACCCTGACCCTGACTGTGACCATGACCGTGACCGTGACCAATATTTAATTTTTAATAATGTTTTTCTATTTGCAGACATTTATTTAAAATCTCCAAAAGACTCAATAGCAGAAATCATCACGTACCATGCTCCAGGCATTGGCTCCGCTGTCGCGTAGTCTTTAGAGGTGTGCGAGCCAGTGTCATAAACAATTTTAGCCCCACTGATTTTAATAAATTTACTATTCACACCCTCAAGGATGCCGGTATAAATAAATCCAAAACAGTAAACTGTTATTTTTTGCCCTAAGAAAGCTTCTAAGCCTTCTCCGTCTACTTCCGTTACGTTAATTACTTTTTTCATTTTGTCTCCTTTGTTTTTTGCATATGAATAATCATTTTTGTTTCAACTTCTTGAGAGTTTCCTTTGCTTTTTCTCCGGCGTGTAAGTAACTATAGTTGAGTAAATCCTCAAGAGCACTCGTAAGATCTTTGATCTGTAGCCGAGATGCTTCAAGCTCCTTACATACCCCTTGGTAATTTTCAACATGGTACTTCCTGTTTGTCTTTACTGTTTCCAGTTCTTGCTTTGTCTGTTCAAACAACCGCTCCCTACAGTCACAAGCATGGTGGTGAGTAATGCACTCACGTGGAGTTTTGTCGTTATTCATTCTCTTTATTCCTCTTGCTGAAAAACTCACGTACCTTTTCGGCATTACTACAAGTCATACCCTCAGTGTCGGCGATCTCGCAGTCTGAATAAATCTCGTTTAGTAAATTACAAACATCTTCAAGCTCTTGCTGGAGTTTTTCTTGTACCTTCAAGTGTCCCCTTTTAATATCTTCAAACTCAACAATGCGAGCGTTCGCCTCTGCCAGTTTCCTGTTTGAATTATTAAGAGCGTCGTAGTCGATACGCTTTACAACCAGTTCTTGCTTCACGGCGAGATAGGCGCTTGCCTCTATGACGTGGATTTCTTCGTCTAACTCTGGGTCAAACCTAACTGGTGTTGGCGATCTTCTACAGTCGATAACTCCACCAGTTTTTTTGAATGCGTAAATCCAAAACGAACGTGGGCTTTTGTCGGTGGGGGTTGTCATTTTGGAGACCCTCCTTCTCTCGAATACCAAGGGTCCCATTCATCTAAATTTCCACTCGGCATTTTATCTTTACCGATAACAAAAAGCCGTTTGCAGTAGAGATCTGTGAATCTATACATCCATCCTGCCCTATGATAGTGGCAAACGAGTATTGGCTTTCTCGCCAAACAAAGCTGTTCTTTTCTATGGAAACAAAGCCATCCGAATATAATTGGTATGCTAATCATACCCCTTGCTCCTTTTGGTGGGTTTCTCTTTTACCTTAACAACTGGACTGCATGTTGGACATAGGTGACGATTCAAGTCTTGCGAAAGAAAATCATCATAAAGCTGAGCCCAACCTTCGGGAGCTAACCAGTGCTCTCCGTTCCACTTCATGGACTGTCTTGTTCTGCATTTATCACATTGGACTAAATATAGTTTCATTCGCCTTCCTTCCCGCCATCTGGCGTGGGTGATTTATATGTGTGCTTATCACAGCCTTGATGCCAAATAGAAGCTCCGCTCCAGCTACCCATAATATTCCCTTGTTTTACGTCTCTCCATAAAAAACGCTTATTACAAAAAGAACACCTATCAAACAACCAGCGCCTTAAATGTTGGAGAGGCACAATTTGTATTCTCCAATGCCAAAAATGGTAGCGCGGATGCCATCTGAGTTTTGATCTTTTTCGCCAAATCCATTTCGCTTCTTTTACTTTTTGAAACCGTCGATGCGCTTCATGATCTGGATAAAATGGACCGTTATCTAGAATGGGCTCCATGTTATAAATAGCTTCGGCTAATGCTTTTTCGGCTTTGGTTAATTTTCTCTTGTGTCCAAACCAATCACAAGAATCATCGCTACCGTCACGACATGGGTCTTCGTGCCAAATCCTAATAAATGTATCTCGATATTTTCCGAAGCTAGTGTTTTTATACCATGGATATTTAATTTCAAAACACACTGTTGACGGATCAAACATCCCCATCCCCCTTGATCGCTTTAATAAATTGTTCGTACTGCCAGCGAGCGCCATCGCGAAACATTTCCCACGTCCATGTGTTTAATGCGTGAATAGGTATTTGCCCTTTAAAGCATTCACTAAGTGTTTTGTCCTCATCAAACTCCATAGCCAACAACTCCTCATCCCTTAAGCGTATGCCTGCGAGCATTCCTTGTTTAAATGAATTTGCTGGACCTCGTTTAACTCTGGTATCGTCTCGCTCATATTCCTTTGAGAGAGCCTCGATTTTTTGTTCTCTGGTCATTTCTCACCTCGTAAAATATAAAAGCATACTGCCAAAAATAAACATAATTAACATCAAATATAAATCATCACTCATGTGTCCTCCTTCTTGGGATTAATAAGG